GCTGGCTGGCAAAGGCCAATGCCTGAGGAACTATCGTTGGAGGAAGCCTTAGCGCTTGTAGCCGGGGCGGAATCGGATTCGCATTCCGCTCCGGCACCTCCCTCTCAGCCTCCAACTGAAATAGAGGGGATTTCTGCCGCTGACCTGCAACGGCTCTTCACTCCGAAGAAGGAACAGGTGCGTCGTATGCGCCACGACCTTCGTTCGGGAAACGAATGGTCGTTCGGGGTGCGGGTGTTTGATGACGCCACCTTGGGTGGCGCTCGTGGTGGGCAACTAGTCACCGTCATCGGTCGATCCCATACGGGTAAGACCCTGCTGGCATTGAACATGGTGGCCCGTAACCGCAACCACCGCACACTGTGGGTCAGCCCGGATGAAACCGAAACGATGTTCTGGGGTAGGTACACAGCCATACGCCTAGAGATCGACCAGAAGGAATGGATCAACCGTCTTATCCGTGAGGACAGGACAGCGTGGGAAAGGGTGGAGCAGGTTATGCGTGACGAAACGAACCTTCACTTTGAATCCACGGGGATGACTGTCGATGACATCGACAAGGCCATGCGTATTGCATCGGTGGAACTATGGGAGGGGCAACGACCAGACGTAATCGTCTACGACTACCTAGAACTGATCCGGGGTGGAGGCGCTGGCGATGCGGCCAGCGTCCAAGCCAAGATCGAATCGTTCAAGCAGTTGGTATCCGACTGGCGTGTCGTAGGCGTAATACTCCACCAGTCTGGGCGCGGCTCAGGGAACCGTGGCCGTGCCGGTGGCATAGAGGCAGGGCGGTACGCATCCACCAGCGAAAGCCACTTCCTCCTTGAGACATGGCGCAGGTGGGATGACACAAACCTTGAGGAAGATACCCGCAGGCATTATGAGGATGAAATCAGTGTCGGATTGTGGAAGAATAAATCAGGTGATGGCGAAAAGGCAGAAGTCAACCTCACAATCCACACAAGCGGGAGGCTCTTAGAGCCGGGGATCGTATGGGAACAGTTGAGTTTAGATGAGTGACTTACCTGCATCCCAGTTTCGTACCCTGTTCTCAGGCTTCTCGTATGCCTACGGGACAGACGCGGGCGGCTGCCGGTGGGCAGAAGTAGGCGATGACCTGCTAGAACGTCACCTCACAGGCGAAGAGATGATCGGGATTTACCCGATGGTCTACGACCCCAACCATGAGGGCGGAGGCCCAGACACGTGGCGTGAGGACGTTGATAATAACCGTTATTACGTAGACATGAACCCGGACCTGTGGATGTGCCGATGGGGGTCCATCGACATAGACGAAGGCGACGAGTCCTTAGTCATCGCTCGCAATGTGTCAATGGTGTTACGAGCAATGGACATCAAATCGTGGGTGGAACTCTCACGCAGTAAGGGTTGCCACCTGTGGATATTCAACCGGGAATGGGTGCGGGCATCAGTGATGCGGCGTGCCATGAAGGCGGCGTTGGATCTGGCGGGAGCCAAGTACGACGCCGTGTACCCCAAGCAGGATTCCCTGAAGGGGCCACCCGGTAACTACATGCGCTTGCCGTATGGTGGGAAACGCCCAGCCGGGAGTGGGCTACGGGACCGGCAGGTTGTGTTGGACACAGACGACGAGGGCCTAGACCTGTTCGACTTCATCATCTTGGCTGAACAAGACAGGACGCCTACAGCGGTGCTGGAACGTGCCGCAGCCCTGTACGAACCACCTAAGCCGGTGATCCCAGACCTGCCACCGAAGAGGGACTACAGCAAGGAACCTCTCATGCAGGTAGACGGTTCTCGTCTGCGTGGTTTGGCATCAGAGATGTTCAACAACGGTCCAGTTCCCTACTACCGTGGACACGGGGCCGGGAAAGGACGGCACGGTTTCCTGAATAGGTTCGCGCGTTCGATGTTTGAGTCGGGCTACACTCGCACCGATGTCATCTCGTGGACTAAAGACTTAGACTCGCGCTTAGGACAATGGTGGGATGATGGCCCAAAGTTCGCAGGCAGACACGACTGCGAAAGACAAATCGACAGACTCGTCGCAGACGCCCAACAGCGGGCAACAGTCTCCCCATGAGTTCTCATTCGTTGTCCCCGGCAGGCCACAGCCCAAGGGTCGTCCCCGAATGTCGCGCAAGGGTCGCGTTTACACTCCGAAGGAAACCGTCGAAGCGGAGAAAGCATACGCTCAAGCGGTTGATGATAACCCGCCGGTCTTTGAGGGACCGGTGGCGGTGGAGATGACGTTTTGCGAGGAAGCAACATACGTCACTGTCCGCTCCTTGACGCAATGGCAGACACCGCTACGTGGAGATTTGGACAACTACGTCAAACTATGCCTAGATGGGTGCCAGCGTGCGGGCATTATCCCCAACGACAGGCTTGTAGTTCAACTGAAAGCGAGCAAAGAATGATCCTCGTAGAACTACACCCGTGGGAGTACGAGTGGGCGCTCCATGTAGGCGCTCGCAGGTACATAGAAAACTGGGGTAAAGCGGACGCCCCGTACTACGACAAGAAACGCATGGAGGACGACCGTACCGCGCAAGCCGCTGCTTGCGTCGGGGAACTAGCGGTCGCCAAACTCACCAACCAGTTCTGGTCTGGTCATGTGTGGCCGAAGAACAAGCACGAAGAGTTCAAAGGCATGGCCGATGTCGGCCACAACATTGAGGTCAGGCGCGTGCGCACAAGCAGCAGCGCTGCGGTGCGCCGCAAACAACTAGGCAAAGGTTTGATTCTCTTCGTGGTCAGGCCGGTAGCCCCAGAGTTCCGGGCCGTAGAAATCTTAGGGTGGATCGACCACGACGAAGCGTGGGAGAAAGGCGAACCATCCGGTTACGACGCTGAAGGAACCAGAGTCATCGCAGAGGATTTCCTCAACCCACCCATGACGTATGCTGGGGAGGATGGCGAAGAAGGAGTTTCCGTATGATCCCCTCTCCTTCGGGGGGAAACCCAAGGAAATCCCCGAACACTCCAACACCCCTGACACGCTGCTTCAAGCACTACAGCAAGCCAGCCCACACAGCGAGCCGCGTGTTTCTAAACAGGAACGTGCCGACCTACAGGCCGTGGTCCTTGACGCAATCGAAACCCTTGAGCCGTGGGAGCATTGGCTTCTAAACGCTCTTCTCTTTGAGCGCATGAGTCTGCGCGAAGTAGAGCATGTGCTAGGAATACCCAAGACCACCGTCGCCCGTAGGCGCGACCGTATCTTGAGCAAACTCAAATACGAACTATCCGTTCATCCGCTAGTAAGGGAGTACCTGCAAGATGATCGACCCAGAGATTAGACCCCTATCGTGGGAGGCTGCCGCCGCCTTGTGCGCCGGTCAGATAGACAGCACCCACCCTGACTTCAGTACCGCGCACCCTGTGTTCCAACTACAAAACGACCACACAGAGTGGTTGGCTTTATTGCGCAACGAATTCGATTCCTTTGAAGGCGAATGGTACGGAGCGTTACGCGTACCGAACAGCAGCGAGGCTGAATACTATCGCTCGCTTGCTCAGACAACGCTGTCTGCTGCGATGCAACGCACAGGGATAGAGGCGCTTACAGCCGAAGGGATTCTTCCCATGCTGGCAGGCAAGCAGGCCGACTATGGCTACGACAACATCAACCGGTTCGGGCAAGACGGCATCATCGTGCGAATGCACGACAAGATCGCCCGCTTAGAGAACCTTGCGGCAAAGGATGCCGACCCCATGAACGAACCCGTCATGGATTCGTTCATGGATTTGATCGGCTACTGCATCATCGGGATGATGGTCAACTATGGGATCTGGAATCTGCCAATGCGCAACCCAGATTCAGTCATCACCTGAAAAATCTATATCGCGCATAGCATCCACTGAACTCATTATTAGTCCGCTAATAGTAGAGAATACGTGGTTATGAAGAGGACTGTTTTCAAAGTCATTCATAATACTTTCCGCTGCGAACGCCATCGCATGTTCATAAGGCAACACCACCAGCACACCTAATGTGTCGTTGTGCCACTTCGCATGGTTGAGGTCTGCTACGTCTAACAGGTGTGACGTTCCCTTTATTTCTTCATAGATTTCAGTCGCCATGTAGCCATACTCGTCCGCCCACTTGTCGAACTTGGCATTCACGGCGTTGTCATCCATTACGAAATCCTGTCCTTTGCGTAACTCTTGACGACCGACAGGGCCGCAGCGATTCCACCGACGAGAGCCACTTCCCATGTGCCCATGTCACCGATTACAAATAATGCTAGAAATGCTTGCACAAACGTCCAGCCTGCGCGTTCAAATAGATCCTTCATGCTGTCCACAACACCTTCCATGTGTGTGCGTCAATGGTCCCATTGACTTTTATAGCGTAGTTTGATTGGAACTTCTCACAGGCAGCGATTGATTTGCTGCCGTAGATACCGTCCACCTTCAGACCGGCTCCTGTCCGGTCGTTCAGGCGTCCCTGTGCGAGTGCTACCCACTTGCCTTTGGAACGTCGTCTAATAGGAAGGGCTTCTTGTCCCCCCTCCACGATGTAGCGAATGATCCCGTTCCAGTCGATAGCGACGTTGGACGGGTTGTTGTGCATGGGCATTCCTTCCTGTACCCATGTGCTTAGGTTTACGCCGGGGCAGGAGGTTGAGGAAAAATCCATGTGGCACCTAACCCAAAGGTGGTTGCCGTATTTTTCCCTGATGGCCCCGACGACGGCAAGCATAGTTTCCTTGCCGATAACAGTGAACTTGTCGTCCGAATCCCCAACGTATGCGACAGAAATCGTTTTGGAGTTCCATCCGCGAGTGGCTGCGCCACGATGCCAGCCTCTCCCCTCAAAGATTTCTCCCGTTTCGCCAGACACCAGCCAGTTGTAAGCGATGGAATCCCATCCCTTAGTCTCTACGTGGTACCTGTCATGTCCTCTCACACGCCTCCACGGGCCGTGTGACGGCCCCGTGGTGTGATGAATGACAATCCCTTGCACGGCACGCCAGAAGCGCTTCAGGGGCTTCCCTGTGTCTATCGCCCCCCACTCACCACGCTCAACGTACTTCATGCCCTAAGGATAGTTTGTCCCTAACGCAAAGTCGCGCCCCTCAACGAGCGTTCCTGAGACACCTCGTCGCGCAGGTCATAAGCACGCCTGATTCTTTCCATCTCCTGCTCATACCGTGTGTTGGTACGCAACCCAATCCCAAACGCCCACGACATCCAACTACTCAACGCCCGCTCCTGATAGCGCGTTTCATCAGGGAACAACCTACGCAGATCAGTGAACACCGGCATCAACTGCGCCATCGTGTGCAGTTCATAATCTTTCATGGCCCACTCGCCAGCGTACGTCTTGCGTGTCAACCCGGCAGCCCCCAGCAGCGGCATCAGCCCCGGAACCAATCGGTACGCCCGAGGCACCACCTCGTACTTGCCATCAAAGTGGTAGCCCTTCCAAAGATTCTGCTTCGACTTCCACTCATACGGTGCCTTGATAAGCGGAGTGACCATCGAACCGAAACTACCCAAAGCAATAGCAGCACGATCACCAACGCTCAACTTGCTATCAAACGCCAACGCCGGATCAAGCAGTTCCAACGGAGTCTTGAACGGTAGGTCAGGCAGGATGAACATGTCCTCGCCCTCAAACTTGAACGGCAACTGGATAGCACCCTGCCGCACCATCCACTTAGGAACGATGTTCGGTTCCTTATCCGTTGTCATTTCGATTTCTTTCTTCAGGCTCATGTACCGGTTGAATACCTGAGGCTTACGAGCCATCATCTCCATCATCAACGGCAGGTTCTTACGAGTCCACGTATAGAACGGCACCACCCGCTTCACGACGTTGCGCTCAAAATCAGACAGGTCGTCGTAATCAAAATGGAACTTCATAATGTCATCGAAGGCATCATCAACACGCCCGCCCTTGAGCAGCGTGTCGAACCCCAACGACCCACGCACAAAAGTCTCAGTCGCCATACCAAACTGACGCGACAAACGCAACGGAGCGTTGCGTGTGCTGAACGGATTTATCGCATCACCAAAGTTGATTTTCTTCCCACGTACCGTGATCGTCGGAGTGATCTTCGACAAGCGACTAGCACCCGCAGTAGTTTCCACGAACTCAGTAGCGACCTGACCACCAGCAGCCCCAAGGGAACCACTGTCAGCCAACTGACGCACGTACTCCACATGCTCCGGGTTCACATTGTCCGGGTTGATGCCCCTCTTGCGCATCGCCCGCTTCACATCCTTAGCGCGCTGGGTTAGACCCAGCCGCTCAGCCTCATCTGCCTGATGCTTCCAATACGCTCGCATAAACCGGCGATAACTAGACCAGTTCATCCCAGCCAGATGGTTCATAAACGTGGCCGACATAAAGTTTCTGCCGTGGAACCCCGGCTTAGCGATCATGTACGCGCGTAACAGG